TACGATGAATCACAGACAGAGGTCACACCGTTGACTGTAAAACCCGTTCGCACCAGAAATGGTGTGTTCGAGTTCACAACAACGCATGCCTCTGACACTGTTCTTTCAATGTCAAGTGTTCCGCTTTCGGTTACTGCATCTGTACGTGCGGGAAAGGCCGCGGATTTTATCTATAATACTCCTCGCATTAAGCGAAAGTCTGTAGTTAAAATACGTTTACCTATTACCACACCTGGGGCAGACGGTGATATAATTGATTACATCGACGTCGAAACCTCGATTGCGGCTCCGGTTGAAGCAACTGAATCACAGTTAGTCACAGCTATGCTGATGATGACTGAGATTCGCCAAAACCAGTGCCTCTATGAAATGTGTACACAAGGGGCTGAACCTTATTAATGGTTCAGCTTATCCTGTCCCTATTAGTCTCTGAATTTATCAAGACTGATAGAAGGCAGGGTTTACGTCGAATACGTATTCTAATTATCTGCTCATTCCTGAGTCTGATCTTAGAAATCGCATTCTTCATAACCCTTCTTTCACATGGTGATATTAATGATTACATTAAATACACTTCCCAGATTACAGGTTAAACCTGTACACCTCGATAAATCTTTCGATTCGCCTGAGAATTTTCGTAACGATACTCTCTTACATATACTTAATCATATGTGTAAGGATGTCGGGTCGGAATACTCAGAGAAAATGAAAGACCTCATTCATAAGAATGACATCGTTGGGATCATAGACAATGAAGTTACTCCTGACCAATACACAGATCATTTATCATATCTTAAGGATAATATGATCTACTGTTTTGGAAAGAAGTTTCCTCATTGGCAAGTCGACCTGAAACCCGAGCTCGCGGCGAAGAAGACATTCATCGCTAACGAGATGAAATGTATGGAGACAAACCAAAGATTTGGGGACGGTGTTGCAAAAGTTGCAACGTCGGCTGAGTGTAGCGTTCTTGCTATCGCCCAGCGAAAAATCCTGCAAATCCTCGGTTCTTGTCCAACCATTCAAGACATATCGTTTGAGTTCGGGCCAGGTGCCACTTACAGTGTTAAATATAACACGTCAGCCTTGGATAAGCTGAGTAGTGGTTTAGACTGTACGACAAACTGTTATGGCCTAGCAAGTGAATACCTGCAAAGCTGTCCTGGCTGGAGGCAAAACTCAGATGTTTTTGAGTTTGGCCCCCCTAAGCCTCACGATATAACTATCGTGAACGGAGACCGTTTGTCTTTTGTCCCTAAAACTGCTAAAAC